GCATTTCGTTCGTGCATCACCTCTAATCCGAGTCCAGCACGGTTCAGAACGTCTGCCCAAGTATTGAGCACACGACCCTGACCATCAATGATGCTCTGGTTGAAGTTGAAACCATTGAGGTTAAATGCCATCGTGGAAACACCAAGAGCAGTGAACCAGATGCCTACAACGGGCCAGGCAGCAAGGAAGAAGTGCAGTGAACGTGAGTTGTTGAACGAAGCATATTGGAAGATAAGGCGACCAAAATACCCGTGAGCAGCAACGATGTTGTAGGTCTCTTCTTCTTGACCGAACTTGTATCCATAGTTCTGTGACTCGTTCTCAGTAGTTTCACGAACCAGCGAAGAGGTTACAAGTGAACCGTGCATAGCACTGAAGAGTGAACCACCGAACACACCAGCAACTCCAAGCATATGGAAGGGGTGCATCAGGATGTTATGTTCTGCCTGGAAGACAAGCATATAGTTGAAGGTGCCAGAGATACCCAAAGGCATCGCATCAGAGAAAGAACCTTGACCGAAAGGATAGACCAGGAATACGGCAGAAGCAGCAGCAACAGGAGCACTGTAAGCAACGCAGATCCAAGGGCGCATACCTAGACGGTAAGAAAGTTCCCATTCACGTCCCATATAAGCATAGATGCCGATGAGGAAGTGAAATACAACAAGTTGGAAAGGTCCACCGTTATAAAGCCATTCATCAAGTGATGCAGCTTCCCAGATAGGGTAGAAGTGAAGACCAATCGCATTAGAAGAAGGAACAACGGCACCAGAGATGATGTTGTTTCCGTACATTAGAGAACCGGCAACGGGTTCACGGATGCCGTCGATGTCCACAGGAGGAGCACCAACGAAAGCGATAATGAAGCAAGTCGTAGCAGCAAGTAGGCAAGGAATCATCAGGACTCCGAACCAACCAACATACAGACGGTTGTTAGTGGAAGTAACCCACTCGCAGAATTGGTTCCAGGTATTTGTGGAACGTTGTTGAGCAATTGTAGCAGTCATTTGTTTTTAAAAGGGTAAGTATGATTCAGGGGGACTGAATAGTTACAGGTATTCCCACGACACCCTCTATCGTGGGTATGAGGGATGCTTTACTTCTCATGATCCCGGTTGGAGAAGGTACAGAATGTTAGGATTTCCTAACCCCGTGTATGTATATATGTTAACACAAAAAAACACCCTTGTCAAGGGGTGTGCCAATTTCGAAATTGGTCTAATTACAGGGTTTTCGTAACTCTCATATTAATTCTTGGATATTTGACTCCATTTTCATTTGATTTACGAGTTCCGTATGAGTTTCTTGGTATAGAAACTCCATCTTCCAATCTTTCTTTTTTATAAAACAAATATTCATTATCACTTCCTTGAATATCCGTATTATCAGTATAACCACCACTTGTTGTAGTTATTTGATTTTTAGTTGCATGTTGATTCAAATACTCATGAATATCTGCCTGATTCATATTTGGATATTGCTCCAATAAACAAGCAAGAACACCACAAACCTGAGGAGATGCCATACTAGTTCCTTGGTATTTTCCCAACTTATAGGAACTATTTCTTGAATCATTTACTAAAGTAACTCCACCACCCGAAGTATGTAATGAAGAAATAATGTTTACACCTGGAGCATATATGTCAACTCTTGGTCCAGAGTTACTAAAAACTGCCTTTGATTCATTAACTAAAGCACTTGCAGCACCAACACAAACTGACAATCTTTGACCACCAGTTCCTGATCTAGATGCAGAAGTAGGTGATGATCCTCGATGATAATAATAAGAAAATCCAAAATATTCAATATTATTATTATAATCTATACCACCTTCAACATCCATTCTAGTATATTCGTTTCCGGCAGCACCAACAAAAATAACTCCATCATCTACAGCATCTTCCATATCAACAATATATGAAGTCAAATATGCATTTATAAAAATGCTACCGCCATCAAATTCTCTAATACCGTAAGTTAATAAATTTGCATCATTAGGATTGAGATATCCAGTTCCTCTATAATTTACGGTTGTTGAAGCTCCTCTAGGAATAGAGTACCCAATTCCCCAACTATTGTTCAGAATTGTTGGATTTTTTCTTCCAGTTAATGGATTAATTTCTTTCCTATTATGCCATGCTCTAACATAATCAAAAACATAATTAGCAGCAAGTGTATTTGGATTAGATGCATAAGGACTTATGCTGTAAATATTTGCATCTCTTGCCCACCCCTGAGTATTTCCAACAACTGTTCCTGCAACGTGCATTCCATGATTATCATCATCATTTAACAGACTACTTCCAGAGGGATAAACATATGTTCCATTTGCACCCAATCCAAGTTCACTTGTATGCTGATACCAATTATACTCAATTACTCTAGTTCCACCAGTTCCATCAGGATTTGCCGCAAACTCAGGATGATTCTCATCCAGGTGTCCATCAACAATAACTACATCAACATTTTTTCCAGAGCTTGTTGTGGTTATTGTGGCACTTTGATCAACAGTTCCGTTGGATCCCCAGTTTGAAATTTGAGATCCATTAATACATCTATATAATCCCCAGTTTCTATTTGTACTTGCAGAGGTTCCACTTTTATCCCAGTCTGTTGAAGTTTGAGTCCACAATGGTTTTTTTATAAGACTATCGATCATTTTTTGTGGGAGAACTTCCAAAACTCTTGAATCATTTTTAAGAGATTCAACCTCTTCAGAATTTAAAACATATCCAGTATTTCTACTAATTGATCTTCGATCATAGCAATCCACTTCTCTATCAGGAATAGTATCACTACCACCTGGGGTTTCCATATCATCATAGAACTGATCTAAATCTGTTCCTTTCTTAACTGTAACAATATACTCTTCCATATTAGGTTTCTAATTGGACGATTGTTAAATTAACTGTAATTGCTGCATTTGAAGATTCATTATTTGTAACTTTTGTATATATTGTACTGCCAACGGAAACATCATTATTCCATCCAACTATACCAGGAGTAATTAAAAATGTACTAATTCCCGGAGAAGTAGTGCGAACTTCAGCAATTACACCTGTTCCTGGGGTAGGATCTGTCAAATAACTTCTTGAAGCATCATTTGTTCTGGAAGTAGAATCACTATAAATGACAACCCATGCTGCACTTGTGATACCAACTTTCAACAATCCATAAGATTTGTATCCAGCAATATCTAAATTTACTGTAGATGCCGCACCAATAGATCCTGTCGTACCAGAAACAGTTGTTCTAGATCCAAATGATGAGGTAGTTCCTTGAATACCTTGAGCACCTTGATTACTCAATCCTTGAGTTCCTTGGAAACCTAATGTTCCTTGAAGACCTTGAGTACCTTGAACACCTTGGTTACTTAATCCCTGAACACCTTGAGCACCCTGATCTCCACTAATGCCTTGAGTACCTTGAACACCTTGGTTACTCAATCCCTGAACACCTTGAGCACCCTGATCTCCACTAATGCCTTGAGTACCTTGAGAACCCTGATCTCCACCAAGACCTTGAATACCTTGAGTACCTTGATTACTTAGTCCTTGGATACCTTGAGAACCCTGATCTCCATTAAGTCCTTGAGTACCTTGGACACCTTGATTACTTAGACCTTGGACACCCTGATCCCCATTAAGACCCTGAGTTCCTTGAGAACCCTGATCTCCACTAAGACCTTGAGCACCTTGAACACCTTGATTACTTAGTCCTTGAGTACCTTGGGAACCTTGATCACCTTGAATTCCTTGTGTTCCTTGCCCAGCATAAAGACCATCTAATCCCTGAATACCCTGAGATCCCTGATCTCCACTAAGACCTTGAGCACCTTGATCTCCACTAAGACCTTGAGTACCTTGATTGCTTAGTCCTTGAACACCTTGATTGCTTAGTCCCTGAACACCCTGAACACCTTGAATACCTTGATCTCCATAAGTTCCCTGGGATCCTTGGGATGTGCCAGCCGGACCTTGAATTCCAGATTCACCCGTTATACCTTGAGTACCCTGAGATCCTACACCCTGAAGTCCTTGAATACCCTGTATTCCTTGAACCCCCTGTTCACCACCTCCAGCAGTTTCAAATACAAATTTCTTTGATGAATGATTATATCTTAAATACTTCCCATCATAAA